TGACTGCTTGCTCGGAGCAGTTAGTCGGTGGCCGGTATTCGCAAGAAATCTGGCATCAATGGGCCAAGTCTCGATTCTTAGGCTCAGAGATGATCGAGTTGCCAAACGGCCAGCTAAAAGAAGTCGAAGCGAGTACGACAGAGCTAAACACGGAATCTTTCACGAACTATGTCGAGCAAATTCTGGCTTACGCGCTAGAAAAGGGATTGATCTGGACCGATGAGATGAAGGATTCAGAGCTTGACCTTCTAAAGCTCGGCATCAGAAAACGATAGGGGCAATCATGCAACTTAGAGGCGACAGAAACCAATGCCAAGCCTGCAAGGTCTATTTCAACTCAACGTTCGCGTTTGATAAGCATCGAACTGGCGATTTTGGACTGAGCCGTAGATGCAAAACAGGCGATGAAATGAGGCAGGCGGGGATGAGTATTAACAGCGCAGGTTTTTGGATTTCTAGCGCTTATGCAGGACCAGCAAAAAGGGGTGAAAATGGATCAGAGAACGATTGAGTGGTACCAGGCGAGGCTTGGACACGTTACAGCGAGCAGGGCTAGCGATGCGATTGCAAAGAAGGAAAGTGCGACCAGGCGCAACTATGCAATACAGTTAGTCACGGAAAGACTGACGAGGTTGCCCGTTGAAGGGTTCCAGTCGGCGGCGATGCAATGGGGTGTCGAGCAAGAACCCGTCGCCAGGGCTTGCTATGAGGCCCATACAGGAGTTTTTGTTGAACAGACAGGGTTTCATACCCATCCGTCTATAAAATGGCTTGGAGCATCGCCGGACGGGTTCGCTGACGATGGATTGATTGAGATCAAATGCCCCAACTCAAACACTCACGTTGATTACTTACTAGCCAAGGAGGTGCCAGCAAAGTACAAATCTCAAATGCTTACTCAAATGCTCGTGACTGGGCGCAAGTGGTGCGATTTCGTTTCGTTCGATCCACGACTGCCTGAGCACTTGCAACTATTCGTTATTCGCTATCAGCCTAAGCCAGAGGATTTCAAGATTATCGAAATCCAACTTACTAACTTTCTGGCCGAGGTCGAACAAATGGAGCAGCAGCTATGCCAAAAGAACTAACAGGGTCGCTAAGCAAGAACAAGAAGAAAGAAAAAGAGCAGCACCCCGATTATCGAGGGTCTGCAACGATAGCCGGTGTTGATTACTGGGTCAGCGGATGGGCTAACGAAGGCTCAGACGGAAAATATCTTGGCCTTAAATTTCAGCAGAAAGAGGAACAGGCTAGACCAGCTAAAAAGGCGAGCGACGATGACGACATCCCATTCTGATTGGCGAGAGTTGCTAGCAAGTCAGACTAGCAAGGAACGATTCCGACCCGTCGAGCAAATCTGGGCTGAGTACGGATGGCAACCGCCGTCTACGCATTGCCCTGATACGATGGCAAAACATAAGGCCTTTCGGGAGTGGTCGATCCGTGGAGTCGTGGATCAACCTTATCAAGCAGGTTAAGAGCTCTGACGTTGAAGAGATAAGGGCAGCGTATAACCAAGCGTTGCCGTTTGTTGTTCATGACTGGTCACTCATGATTTTGCGAGTGCCTAAAGCCAAACGTTTAGATCTGCTGGAAAAGATCGACAAAGTGCATGGTGAGCATATAGGGCAAATGGTGCGCGATAAGGTTATTGCTTTGCACAAACTGCGCTCACATAACCCTGAAGGCCAGACAGTTTGACGGTTACTTGGTCAGCCTCTGCCGCCATGCCTGCAAGAGTTTCTGCACACGCTCGGAAAAGTTCGCGCTCTGTGGTTCCATAAGCTCCGGTGCTGGAGGCGGTATCTTTGCCGGTTGACTGATTACGGGAAGCGAGCGAGTGGCGCAGCTGCTCAAGCTCAGACAAATTAGCAGTGGCAGCGCTAGCCGCTTGGCGTTTAGATTGCGCATATTTAACCTCAGCTTGATGTTTCTCGGCGGTTAGTCGTTGTTCGGTTTCTCTGGTCCGCTGCTCTAGTTCGATGATGTGATTTTGCTGTTCGATCATGGCACGATCTAGCGCAGATTTGCCGATACTGCGCCCCATCCAAGCAGCGGCACCATGCGTGAGTACAAGCGTAACGATAAGAGCAACTAGTCGCCAGTCAGTCATGCTTTTACACCTATGCACTTGCTGTATTCGTCTTGCCTGCGCTTGGTAAGCCCTGCAAGCGTCTTACCTTGGAACTTATCCCATTTCAGTAGCTCTTTGCAGGCTCCAGTGTAATCCCTAGCTTTTAGCTTCTTAACTAGCGTTGACCCGCAAGCAGCGCCTGATCCTACGTTGTAGGCCCATGAGATGTAGGCTTCCCATTCGTGCTGATGCAAAGGAACGTCACCGATGCAAGCCTTCATTTCTGACTCAAACCGATTGACGTGTTCGCCTAGTCTAATAAGAGCTCGAACCGGATCAGTCCTGTCTGTTGGCTTGACGTTGGTAGCGTCACCGAATCCGATGGTTAGCCGATCGCCTTTGACAGGAATGATCGGACGATCAGAATAGCCCTCGTGCACAGCGATACCTATCAAAGCTGCCGCACTAAGCGATAGGCTTGCAATAGCTCTACGCAATGGCTTCTCCTCTAAAATACGCTGTGCCGTCAATGACCTCGACCAGCTCAGGCGGTAAGAGTAGACCATCTCTAAAGTGCAACACAGCAAAGCCTGAGCACCAAGGCACAGGATTGTCCTCGGTGTAAGCAAACTGGTTGCCGCATGGGTCTGAAAGCATCCCTGTGCTTACACCATAACGCCTGCCGCGATAGTCGCCCCAGCCTTTGACCTCTAGCAGGTGCGTATGGCCGCTCACGGTTGATATGCCTGCTTTCAAGACGTTGTTATATCCCGAATGAATCCCGCCGTGTTGAAGCCTGTGCTTGACCATACAAAGGTCGTTAATCATGACCGACCAACTCACGGACCACTCAGGCAAGTGATCCTTAAGTGTCGTGCCTTGAATGCCTTTGAACTCAGGCACAGCGCCAGCAAGTTTGCGATCAAACCGTATGTCGTGGTTGCCTGTGGTTCGATGTAAAAAAGTACCTAGACCTTTGCAAGCCTTGACGATCTGATCCATGTGCCACTGAACCGCTTCGAGTTCATCTCGTAGACTTGTGACTGGAGACCAATCCATAGGGCCGTACTTGGAGATAGTTCCGCCATCAAGGATGTCGCCGTTAGCAATGATTGCTTTGGGCTTTAGGGTCTTGATAAGTTTTAAGAGAGCGTTAAACCCCGCTGAGGGTTCACCAGGCATGAAGTGAGCATCGCTGAAAACAAGGACGTAGCCTTCTACCTCTAACGTTGCTCGCCTGCGATTTTCTGGCAGCGTAAAACGTCCATCTTTAGTGGGCAGCAGGATGTTGTACTTTTTCTCGATGGCCCTTCGCCGCTCGTAGACATTGCGAAGCGTAAGACCTATACGGTCTGAAATCTTCGTTGGGCTTCCTAGTTCTTTCCAGACTGCGATGAACTCTTCATCTTCCGACTTTTTACGCACTGCCAAGCCTTCCGCTCGACGCTGATAATCATCTTGCGAGGGATTACCAGACTCTGAGCAATAGCGTCGTCCGTTATGGACTGACAAATCTTCAAGCCCTTTTCGTTCTCAGCGACTAAGTATCCGACGCTAACAATGACAGGTACTTGAAACGCTTTGGCTTTCTCTAGGCTTTCACCCCAGCCTAGCGTGTCGTGAGCGGCATCCTCCCAAACAACTTTAACTATCGGAGGATAAACTCGCATTCTTCTTGTCTTTAATAGCGTGATACCACTTCCAGACAAGCCAGCCGGACTGTAACACAATGTAGATCAGCGTGGCAATGGCAACCCATTCGTTGATCGTCATACCGCCAACCGTTACAGCGGTGGTGATCGCAATGGGCGGAGCAGCTTTAGCCGCTTCGGAAATAATGTCTGATTTTTGCTCAGGGCTCATGCTTCCAGCTCACTGTCGATTCGTCCCAAACGTAGTTTAGCCCATCGCTTGGATAAGGGACAGGGCTGTTCCATGTCATGGACTCGGACTCCCATAGCCACGATTCAAAAGGCTTACGTGCATAAAACTCGTCATGCTTTCTCGCAAGCCATTGCGATTCAGTTAAGACCTCTAAGATACCTGGGGTGTTAAGGTCGGCATCGTCATCGCAAGTCCCGTAGTATTTTGGCGGGCGCAAGTAAACACCGCTATCATCAATTTCAACGGGCCACGTCGATTTGTCTGCCCAGTCTAAAACCAATCCCTTGATTGTTGGCATTGACGGCCCCGTCCTTTGCGGCTCAATCGTGCAGGGTACTTTTGTGTCGTAATCGACTTCCGTAACGACTAACCATTTCATACAGCAACCCTTCTTATAGCTCTCGTTGAGTAAGTGCTTGTGTTTTTCTGCAAGCTGATTTCTTGGCCGCTGCTGAAATTTATCAAAAACGCATTAGATGTTCCATCAGATGTGCTTGACCAATAAGCAGATGCGCCGAAAGCCTCGGAGTTAGAATCTTGAAAATCTGTCGCGCTAGTTCTTCCTGGGTTTGTGGTCGTATAGTTTGATGTGCGCTTAGGAACAGAATAGTCGTTGATGCCAGAGCTTGTGTTGTTGTTCGCGGTTGTCGGCTTGAGCCCGATATAACAGACTGCTAATTCCTTTAGCGCTGGCAAGTACCAGTCAGAATAGCCACCAATAGACAATCCCT